GAAGCATCACAACGAAATAGACACGATCTAATGTATCGTGGTCTTAAAGTTAGAAGTGGGGCAGTTCCCTGCAGCTAGTGCTTCAGACAATAAATTAAGAAGGGGTTGAACCCCTTCTTTTTTTATGTTATAATATATTGAAAGAATTGTAAAAATGACTTTAGAGACTAATAGAGCAAAGCGATTAATAAAGATGCTTGAGAAATTAATATCTGAAGAACATCTTTATACTGATTCTCAACTCAAAGACATGAAAGCACAATTGCGAGTTGTTAAAGAAGAACTTGCGTTGGTAGATGCAAAACACTCAAAAGGATTTGGTAAATGAATGTAAAATTTGTAAGTGTTACTCCCGATGCTGAGAAGATGATGGCGTATATCGCTAGGGTATCAAATCCATCAAATCAGCAAAATGAGAATTATTCGGGATTATTAAAGTATTGTATTAATCATCAACATTGGAGTGTATTTGAGCAATCCTCTATGACTCTTGAAATCGAGACTACGAGGGGATTAGCGGCCCAAATTCTAAGACATAGGAGTTTTACATTCCAAGAGTTTTCTCAGAGATATGCTGATACAAAACTCTTAGATACTCAAATACCTGTGCCAGATCTTCGTAGTCAGGACTTGAAGAATCGTCAGAATAGTAATGATGATATTCCACAGGAGAAAAAAGAGGAGTATCAGGCACTAATCGCAAGGCACTTTGAGGATTCTATGAATCTCTACAATTCTCTGTTAGAAAACGGAGTCGCAAAGGAATGTGCCAGATTTGTGCTTCCACTTGCCACTCCAACCCGTCTGTATATGACTGGTTCGTGCCGTTCTTGGATTCACTACATTAATTTGAGATCTGCACACGGTACACAGAAAGAGCACATGGAAATTGTGGAAAAAGCAAGATCTATATTTGTAGAACAGTTTCCTGCAGTTTCTGAAGCACTTGGTTGGATCTAAATAACTTTACTAATTTTAATTATTATGGCAACATATCCAGTAGTACATAAAGAAACTGGCGAACAGAAAGAAGTCGCAATGAGTATCCATGAGTGGACTAAATGGTGCGAAGATAATCCTGATTGGAAAAGAGATTGGTCAGACCCCTCTACTATGCCTGGTACTGGAGAGGTTGGTGAATGGAAAGATAAGTTGAGAAAAAAAGCACCTGGTTGGAATGATATCTTGAAGAAAGCACAAAAAGCTGCACCAAGGAATCCTACAATAAAAACGCTTTAATATGCCAAGAAAAAAGAAGGTCGAACAACCTATTGGGGTTGGTTTGACGACCAAACAAATAAAAAGAAAGAAACCAATCAACACTGATTATCTCGTTGATATTAAACCATTAACAGATAATCAAAAAAGATTGTTTGATTCTTATAATGAAGGAAAGCACCTCATTGCTTATGGTGTTGCTGGAACTGGAAAAACCTTTATTACCTTATATAATGCAATAAAGGACGTTCTTTCTACAGATACTCCATATGATAGAATCTATTTGGTTCGTTCATTAGTTTCTACTCGTGAAATTGGGTTCTTGCCTGGTGATCACGAAGATAAAGCAGACATCTACCAGATTCCATATAAGAATATGGTGAAATATATGTTCCAGATGCCTTCTGATGCTGACTTTGAGATGCTTTATGGTAACTTAAAGGCACAAGAAAGTATTAAGTTCTGGAGTACTTCTTTTATTCGTGGTACTACATTAGATAATGCAGTCGTGATTGTAGATGAGTTTCAGAACCTTAATTTTCATGAACTAGATTCTATCATTACTCGTGTGGGCGAAAACTCAAAAATTATGTTCTGTGGTGATGCTAGTCAAAGTGATCTTACCAAAACAAATGATCGTAATGGTATCGTAGACTTCATGAATGTCTTGCGTAAAATGCCATCTTTTGATATAATAGAGTTTGGTATAGATGACATAGTTCGTTCTGGATTAGTCAAAGAATATATCATTGCCAAACTAGAAAATGGTTTATGAGATTTCCTATAGTATGTTTTGATAATTTTTATGAAAACCCAGACTATATTAGGAAATATGCTCTTAGTCTAGATTACTCCCAAGTTGGTGGTACTTATCCTGGATTAAGGTCGCAGTGTATATCTACTATTAATTCTGAATTCTTTCAGAAATCGGTTATTAAAGTATTATCAATGTATGATGAGTTTAATGAACCAGATATTACTTGGAGTGCTAGTTCATTCTTCCAAAAAATTTGGAAGTTTTCTAATGATCCTAATGATATACTAAACTCTGGATGGATACATCAAGATGATGACACAGTTCTTGCTGCAGTTGTTTATCTAGATCCAAATCCAACTTTAGATAGCGGAACATCCATTTATCAGTTAATTGATAAACCTATAGAGGAAACAGATCATTTACTTAAAGTAAGATCTGATGTTCTTGGATCATTTGAGTCTTCTTCTATCGATTCTATTAAAGATTATAAAAAATATTTAATAGAAAATAATAAATCTTTTAATAAAACCTTAGAAGTTAAAAATTGCTATAATCGATTGATAGCATATGATGGAGATCAATTTCATTCTCAATCAAGTTTCTATAGTGAGAATGAAGATTTTAGATTAACTCAGGTATTTTTTATACAAATGTTAAATTCTTCAATCGATAAAATTCCAAATGAACGCTGTGAATCCTATGGCATTTAATCATGTTGACTTAGACCTCCAACCTCTTGAAAGAGAGCATGTAGATGGAGTTCGTTATTATAAGATACCTGATGAGGAAGAACTCATCAAAATGGTTTCTATTACCTCAGTAACCAGTCACTTTAATAAAGAGATCTTTGTTAAGTGGAGAAAGAAGGTTGGTAATGAAGAGGCAGATCGTATCACTAAGGCGGCTACTGGTCGTGGAACTGATATGCATACTCTTACAGAACATTATCTTAAGAATGAAGATCTACCTGAAGTGCGTCCCATTTCAGATTTTTTATTTAAGATTGCAAAAGGGTATCTTAATAAAATAAACAATATATACGCTCTGGAAGGACCGCTATATAGTAAAGAACTAGGTATCGCTGGAACCGTTGATTGTATTGCTGAGTATGATGGCGAGTTAGCTATAATAGATTTTAAGACATCTAAGAAACCTAAACCAAGAAACTGGATTGAACATTATTTTGTCCAGTGTATGGCATACGGATGTATGTTGTATGAGATGAAGGGAATATCGATTAAAAAACTTGTAATCATTATGGCCTGTGAAAATGGTGAGTGTGTAATTTATGAAGAACGAGACAAAGCGAAGTACATCAAACTTCTCGGAAAATATATTAACAAATTTGTTAACGATAAACTGGAACTCTATGGAACCCAATAAAGAATTAGAAAAGGCAATAGAGAGCAAGTTTCTCACACCTCAAAAGTTTTCTATGGAAATTGAAAAAATTGTAGCAGAGGAGGGTTTTAATTATATTGATGCTATATGTTATTATTGCGAATCTAATAATATTGAGGTAGAATCAGTATCTAAGTTAATTTCCAAACCATTAAAAGAAAGACTTAAATGGGATGCAACCCGTCTTAATTTTATGAAAGCAACTTCTAAAGCAAAATTGCCAATATAATTATGCCATCTAAACTTGATTTATTGCATTATCGTTTACAGGCGATATTGCGTGATTATAATATGCCTGACCTTGAATATATCGGGGAACGTAAAAGTTATAAAAGTGATGAGATGGTACACTGGTATCGTATAGGGAACGCAGAAGTTCCAATTGACGCAATTACTGAATTTGAAGCAGAAGAAACTAATGACGAAGACGATTAGATTAGGTGGTGCACAGATTCCTGTTCATCATAATGATATTCAATATAATAAGAATGAAATTCTTAGAGCACTTGATTGGGCAGTAAAAAATAAAGTTGATTATCTATTAACTCCCGAATGTGCTCTTTCTGGTTATAAACCTGATTGGGTTGATAGATGGGATGAATTAAAAGATGCCTTAAATGTAATACAGAATTATCAGAAGAGATGTGGTGTTGGATTGCATTTAGGTACATATTATAAAGAACCAGAGTATCTTGGTGATATTCATAGAAATCAAATTAGACATTATGATAAAGATGGAAAATTGGTATGGATAACCAATAAAACTTATATTATTAATGGTGAACGAGGTGCAGAGAGAGTTATACTTGCCGAAAGTGATCCCTGTCAAATTTTCAGTCTTCCATATGCTAAAAAGGCAACTGGTCTTATTTGTAATGATATGTGGGGTGAAGAGTCTTTTAAGGATCATACACCAAATAAACCAATATCAGAGGTCTTAATTGATAAAAGACCTAATATTATAATTCATGCTACTAATGGTGTGAAATATGAATCAGGTGTTATGAGACGTTTCTATGGTAAGTCTGATAGGAAAGGATTAGAAGTTCAGGAAACTATGAATGCTTTTCATGATGGTTACTTGAGGCAAGTTGCTCTTACTATTAATACTTCAATATTCACGGTTGATTCTTGCACATCTTGGAGTTGGGATGGTGATGAGGATGAAGTTGATAAGGTAATGACTGCTACTGAAAGTGGAGTTATTAATCCTTTAGGTGCATGGCAAACTAAGACTCCAAGATTTGGTAGACAATATTTCTATTATGATTATGATGTTGCAACTCCTGAAAAGTTTACGGAAAAAGGACTTTTAGATGACGATTGGAGTTTATTGGAGTATACTGATCCCAAAGGAAACGTAAAACGTAGATGGGGTAGTTTTCGTGAAGCACAGAATCAAAGTGACACCATTTGATACTTATAGAGCATATCTTGGAATGAAAAGTCATTTTACTAATCCAAAATATGACTTTTTTAAGTACGGTGGCAAATCTCGTGCTACAATGGCATCATTCAATAAAAGAAAGGACAAATACTGGTTTGAGAAGACTTCTAGGAAGTATACTGATCAAGAAGTAATAGATTTTCTTTTATCGAATTTTGTAAATGCTACTAACCCTCAAAACTTATGGATCGGAGAAATTATCAATTCTGGAGAAAGGACATACGCAGAATGGAAAATGAGGCAACAGAGTTTGACGTATATGTTCAAGGAACAATCGGAAAACTTACTCTCAGAGAACGACTTATCGAAAGTGTTCAGTTGCTCAAAGGGTCATCCCCTATTGTTAAAAAAGTATCTGGGTGGAGAAATATCGTTAGAAACACTTTCTATACTGGAAAAAATTTTCTCTTTCCAGAAAAATTTTGATAAGAAATTAACCGATCCTGTATGGGAAACCGTAAGTATGAAATTGAAAAAGTATTTACCTTTCCTAAATATTAATGTGTTTCAATTTAAAAAAGTTTTACGGGAAATTGTAAATGAGTGATTTTTTCGAGTCTGATATAGTTAAGGACGAATTAAAATCTATCAGTAGTCTTCAGCAAAAGGTATATCAAAGTGCCTTTTCTTTTGACAGCATGAACCGTGAAGAAAAGTGGGAACATATTGAACTATTAACTACATTATTAGATAAACAAAGAGTCATGTTTACTAGACTTTCATTAACTGATGATCCACAGGCGAAAAAGATGACTGAGGACTTGAAAAAGTCAGTTACTGCATTGGGTTTCCCTGCAGGAACTGATATATCTGTATTATTCAGTGGTATGGAAAAAACTATTGAAAAATTTAAGTCTCTTGTGGAACCACTTGACTAGTTTAACTATCTTTGTTATAATAAAACCAATCAAATTAAATCCAAATTAATCCGAGGTAATCTAATGTCGTTTGCTAAACTTAAAAA